GCGGCCCTGGGCCTGGTGGCCGAGGACCCGACCGAGGACTGGTCCTATTCCTTCCGCATCCCCAGCGACTGCCTGCTGGCCCGTCGGATCGACCTGGGCGGCGCATTCGAGATCGCCGGCGACAACTCGGGCCGATTGCTCTACGCCAACGCCGAGACCGTCACCCTCAGCTACACCGCCCGCATCGACGACGTGGGCCTGATCCCGCACCAGGTGGCCATGGCCCTGGCCTGGCGCATGGCGGTCGAACTGGCGCCGGCGCTGGCCAAGACCGAGAGCGCCGCCGACCGCGCCCAGGTCAACTACCAGCGCGCCCTGGCCACCGCCCTGCACACCTGCATGAACGAGCCGAAGAAGGCCGCATCCGCTGACGCCGAGGCCGTTTCAGCGCGGGAGGCCTGATGCCCTCACCCGTGCCATCTTTTCCGTGCGCTGGCTTTCCCAGAGCAGCTCCTTCCGCAGTAACACGGACCGCTTGCGATTTCGTAGGGCGTTTTAACGGCCATAGCCCCACACTCCGCGCAGGGTATGGCGCGCCTGGTGGTCCTGCGAGCTATGATAAATTTAGTCTTGCATTGAATGGAACAGACTGGGGTCTTCCCGGCCCTGTTTGCCGTGATGCGCTGCAACATGGGATTTCCACAGATGGCGCACACAGCATCAACAACGCACCCGCGCCCGTCTACATACCGGCCAACGCCAGTGCCAAGGCGTGGGGACATCGCCCCAGAACGCTGGTGCCAGCTTCTCCCCTTCATGAGCTTGTCATCGCTGTTGTCTTGCCGTGTGCCAAGAAACAGATGATCGGGATTGACGCATCCGGTATTGTCGCATTTGTGGCAAACGTCCATGTCGGCGGGGATCTCACCGCCATTGGATATGATCCAGCTAGCCCTGTGAGCGGGCATCATGCGCACTCCATCAAGGGCGAACCTACCGTAGCGACCGCGAGCATTATCCGTCGGCGTCCGCGGGGTTCCATCGCGGCAGCCAATCCATTCCCAGCATCCAGTAGAAAGATTAACGGTGTATTTCGCGGTGAATCGCTGAATTGCAGGGCGGCTTTTCATAGCCGCAATATCACCCCCAAAAGACCGCTAGTCAAGTGACTTCAATAATCCAACGATCCTTCGCGGGCGGTGAACTATCCCCGGCGGTCTACGGCCGCGGCGACCAGACCAAGTACGCCACCGGCGCCCGCCGGATCGAGAACTTCCTGATCCAGCGCTATGGCGGCCTGACCAACCGGTCCGGCTCGGTCTACCTACGCACCGCGGTGGGCAGCGCCAGCGACTACGAGACGGTCCTGATTCCGTTCGTGGTCAACTCCGCCACCTCCTACGTGCTGGAGTTCGGGCATCTGACCCTGCGCCTCATCCAGAACGGCACCCCGGTCACCGTTACCCCGGCGGCCTATGCTGGCGGCACCACCTACGCCCAGGGCGAGCTGGTGGCCGATGGCGGCGTGAACTACTACAGCAAGCAGAGCGGCAACGTCGGCCACACCCCGGCCAGTTCCGCCGCCTGGTGGTATCCCATGCCGGCAGACGGCACGCTGGAGATCCCCAGTCCATACGACCAGGCCGACCTCCTGCGCGTCCAATTCACGCAGTCGGCCGATGTGATGAAGCTGGTGCATCCCGGCTACGCCCCGCAGCGCCTGAGCCGCTACAGCGCCACCAGTTGGGTTCTGGCGGCCGAGGCATTCGCGCCCGAGATCGCCGCACCGGCCACCGTCACCGTCACCGGATCCGCCGGCGCCAACACCTACCTGTACAAGGTCACCGCCGTCCTGCCCGAGAGCTTCAACGAGTCGCTGGGCACCCTGGGAACCGGCGCCGCCCTGGCTGCTCCGACCAGCGCCGCGCCCATCACCGTGTCGTGGACCGCGGTGGCCGGAGCGCTGGAGTACAACGTCTACAAGGCGACCAACGGGGTGTACGGCTTCATCGGAACCGCCCGCGGCACTGCCTTCCTCGACATCAACTATGTGCCGAGCGTGACCGACACCCTGGCCGACGCCGCCACCCCGTTCGCCGCCACCGGCGACTACCCCCAGACGGTCACCGTCGCCCAACAGCGCGCGGTCTACGCCGGCGGCACCAACGACCCCGAGCGCATCGACCTGAGCCGCAGCGGCGCCTACACCGATTTCTCGACCTCCAGCCCCATCCAGGACGACGACGCCATAGCGTTCTCGATGAACTCGGACCGGCTCCAGGAAGTGCGCCACCTGATCGAGGCTGGCGGACTGCTGGCGTTCACCAGCGAAGCCGTCTGGATGATCAAGGGCGACGCGGACAACGTGATCAAGCCGACCGCCATCAACCCGGTGAAGCAGGAAGGTCACGGCGCCAGCTACGTCCGGCCCGTGCTGGTGGGCAATACGGTCCTGTTCGTCCAGGCGCGCGGGTCCATCGTGCGAGACCTCCGCTATGAGCTCCAGTCGGACGGATACCGCGGCAACGACCTGAGCGTCTACGCCGCCCACCTGTTCGAAGGCCACAGCATCGTTGCGTGGGCGTTCCAGGAGATCCCCCACAGCGTGGTCTACTGCGTGCGCGATGATGGCATCATCCTGGCCCTGACCCGCGTCCCCGAGCATGATATCTGGGGCTGGTCGCGCCTGGTAACCGATGGCGAGTTCACCCATGTGTGTACCGTCCCCGAGGGCGACGAGGACGCGGTCTACGCCGTGGTACGGCGCACCATCAACGGCGCCACCGTGCGCTATGTCGAGCGCCTGCATCAACGCCGCTTCACCGCCATCGAGGCCGACGCCTACTTCGTGGACTGCGGCGGGACCTACGACGGGCGCAACACCGGCGCCACCACGCTGGCCATCAGCCTGTACCTGGGAACCGCCTGGACCATGGGCGAAACCTTCACCCTTACCGCCAGCGCTGGCCAGTTCATCGCCGGCGATGTCGGCAACGCCTACGTGGTCACCATCGGCGGCGTGTCGGTCACCTGCACCGTTACCGCCTATGTCTCGTCCACCGTGGTGCGCGTGACCACCGCCCGCGATGTGCCCACCAGCCACCAGGGCGTGGCCACCGCCACCTGGTCGCGCGCGGTGGACGTGATCGCCGGACTGTCGCACCTGGAAGGCGCGCGCGTGGCGATCCTGGCCGATGGGTCCGTGGTCAGCGACGGCACCACCGGCACCGTCTACACCGTCACCGGCGGCCAGGTGGACATCGGCGTCCCCGCATCGGTGGTCCATGTCGGCCTGCCATACGCCGCCGAACTGGAGACGCTGGACTGGGACAACCCCAACGGCGAGACGCCGCTCGACAAGTCCAAGCTTCTCCAGGGCGTTTCCATCTACTTCCAGGACAGCGTCGGCGGCGAGATCGCGGACGGCACCGGCAAGACCGAAGCCATCTTCTCGCCCCTGCCCCAGCGCTCAACCGAGGACTACGACCAGGCGGTGCAGCCCTACACCGGCACCATCGGTCGGCGCTTCGTGTCGCGCTGGAACGAGAACGGCCGCGTCATCATCCGCCAGCGGGCACCCTTGCCCATGACCCTGCTGGCGGTCATCCCCTACGGCAAGATCGGAGGGTGACATGGGAGCAGCCGCAGCCATCGGCATGGGCGTCAGCACCGCCCTGGGCATCTACGCCAACGAGACCACCGCCCGCGCGAACAAGAAGTCGAACGAATACAACGCCCAGCTGATGGAGTACAAGGCGGTGGACGCCCTCGCCCGCGGCGAGGAGGAGGCGGCCAACGTCCAGACCGATTACCGCGGATTCGCCGGCGAGCAGCGCACCGCCATCGCCGGTCAGGGCGTGGACCTGAGCAGCGGCACCGCCCAGAAGCTGGCGGCGCAGACCGAGCACCGCGCCCAGGTGGCGATCAACCAGGTGCGGGTCAACGCCGCGCGCGAGGCCTTCGGCTACCAGGCCCAGGCGGTGGGCTACCGCAAGGCCGGCCGAAACGCCTACACCGGCGCCCAGCTGAACACCGTTGGCCAGGCCCTGACCGGTGGCGTCCAGACCGCCGCCATGACCCGCCAATACCTGCGGGAAGGCTGACCACATGGCCATCACCATCCCCACCGCCCCGCGCGCCACCGCCCCGCGGACGCGCCCGCTGGACCTTCCCGAGCAGGCGCCGATCAACCCCGACACCAATGGAGCCGGGCTTGCCGAAGGCATTGGCCGGTCATCCCAGGTACTCCAGCGCGACATCCTGGCCCCCGAGTGGGAACAGGCCAACGCCGCCAAGGTTGACGGGGCGGCCGAGGCCCTGGCCCGCCGCCGCATCGAGTTGGGCGACCAGTTGGCCCAGGCCAAGGGGGAGCAGGCCATCAAGCTGTCCGGCGAACTGGAGCGCACCTTCCAGGCCGACATCGACAAGCAGCGCCAGGGCTTGGCCAACGACGCCCAGCGCACAGCATTTGAGCGCCACGCCCGCCAGTCCTCGCTCGCCTTCCAGGCCGAGGTCGGCAACCATGTCGTGCGCGAAGCCGATGCCGTGGCCGTGGCGCGCAACGACGCCCTGGTGCTGACCCAGCAGAACCTGGCCATCCGCAACCGCGGCGACGAATCGCAGAGCTGGACCGACCAGATGAACGCCGAGACGGCGCGCGCCAACTTCCTGCGCAAGCGGGGCGTACCGGCCGAGGCGGTCAAGGCCGAGCTGGACCAGATCCGCAGCCGCTACGTGGCCCAGGTGATCCAGGCCCACGCCGACGACCAGAACGACAAGGCGGCCCAGCGCTGGCTCGATGTCTATGGCGCCGACCTGAGCCCGCAGGACAAGCACGCCGCCGAGCGCATCACCAAGGACGCCACCACCAAGGGCCAGGCCATGCGCCAGGTGGACGAGTTCTTGAAGGTCCCCGACCGCACCGTGGCTGATGCGCTGGTCGAGGCCCAGAAGATCGAGGATCCCACCCAGCGCGCCGCCTTTGAAGCGCGCGCCATCGGCATGCTGAGCCTCCAGCGCCAGGCCAAGAAGGAGCAGCAGGACCAGGCCTTTGAACAGGCCTATGCCATCGCCAAGGACAACCCGCGCGGCATCGACGCGGTTCCCCTGTCGCAGCTCCAGGCCATGGGTCCCGAGCAGCGCCAGCGCCTGGAATCCTACGCCCTGCGCCAGGCCACCGGCGCTCCGCTGCCGTGGCAGCAGTCCAAGGCCAGGCGCTACCAGATCATGGACGCCCTGAGCAACCCGGCCCAGCGCGACCAGGTCATCAAGGCAGGCCCCGCCGGCTACCTCGGGACCATGAACGAGGACGACCAGAACGCGGTGGCGCAGGCCATCGAGAAGGCGCGCAGCGGCGATCCCGGCGAATTCCTCGCCAAGAGCGGCGAACTGGTCAACGAATCGCTGGCGGCCATGTCCATCGATCCCCACCCCTACACGATGAAGGAGGGCAAGGTCACCCCCAACCCCGTCGCCATTCAGTGGCGGGACGCCATCCAGAAGGAGGCGATGTCGGTCGCCGTCGCCAACAAGCGCACCGAGCCCAACACCTCCGACGTGCGCGCGGCCATCAGCACCGTCACCGCCAAGACCGCCTTCATCAACGAATGGGGCACCGACCCCGAGAAGCCGCTGGCGGCCATGACCACCGACCAGCGCGCGAAGGCCTACGTCCCCATCGACCGCATCCCGCCCGGCCGCGCCCAGGCCATCCGCGACCTGTTCGCCACCGGCGGCGGCCAGGCCACGGATGACCGCATCCAGCGCGCCTATGCCGCCTACCTGGCCGGCGACCGCGACCGCCTCAACGCCATCATCCTGGAGCGCTGACCGTGCCCGATCCTCTGGCCCTGATCGACGCCGCCGACGCATCGCCCGCCGCCGGCGCAGGCTCCACCCCGTTGACCGGCCAGAAGCCGCCCGTTGACCCCATCGACTTCATCACCACCGGCGGGGCCGTGGGCGACCGCCTGGCCGCCGCCACCCGCACCGGGCTGGAGCAGGACCCCGCCAAGGCGGCCCGCCGGCTCAAGCTGCGCGACCGCCTGGGGATCCCGTCCTACCTGCTGGGCGACGACCTGGACGCCATCGAGCGCGAAGCGGCCCAGGCCGGCTTCGACCCGGTGGCCTTCCGCCGCACCTCGCCCAAGGTGGCCGAATGGGTGGCGCAGTCGCCAGAGTTGGCCGCCATCAGCCGCGACGATCTGCCCAAGCTGGCCGCCGCCGAGCAGTTCGTTGCCCAGTCGCCGGACTACAAGTTCCTGCCCAATGGCCGAATCCAGGGCCCGCCATCGGGCGGATTCGCACAGGAGTTCGCGGATTCCCACGCCCTCATGCAGGACCTGACCAAACGCGCCACCAATGGCGAATTGGACGCCATCGATCGCGCAAAGGCGGTGGCCGACCTCCGCGACCGCCTGGGACCCGCCGCCAACCTGGTGGCCGGCATGGCGCAGTCCCTGGCCAGCACCAAGAAGGCCATTGGCGTGGGCACCGCCGACGACCGCAACGCCACCGAAGCCCTGACGCAGACCAGCCAGGAGCTATCCCCCGGCCTGTGGGGCGACATCCAGCGCGGGGTCGGCGGCGTCGTGGCCGATGCGCCCTTGATGCTGGCCGGCGGCATCTTCGCCCGTGGCGCCCAGTCGCTCGCCGCCCTGGCCAACATGGGCAAGATCGCCACCGGCGCACTGACCACCGCCGCCGCGGTGCAACCCCTGGCCCTGCGCGAGGGCATCAACACCGCCCAGGAAAGCGGATGGGCCAATGGCCTTGCCGCCTGGGGCATAGAGACGGCCATCCCGGCCGCCTTCGGCCAGACCGGCGTGGAGCGGGTGATCAGCAAGCTGGCCGCTCGTGGCGTGTCGCGCGAGATCGCCGCCGGCTTTATCCCGGCCTCCCTGGGCTTGCTCAAGGAGGCAGGCCTGGAGGCGACCGAGGAAGCCACCACCGAGCTTGCCCACGCCCTGCACGAAGCCGCCGCCGGCATCGACCCGCAGGCGCTGGACCCGTCCAAGCTGTGGAAGCGCATGGCAGCGGCCGGCGCCGTCGGTGGCCTGGCCGGTGGCACTTTCAACGCACCCGAAGCCATCGCTCGCATGGCAGCCAAGCCCGACCCGGTGGCGCACCTCCAGCAGGGCATGGCCGCCGTCAGTCTGGCCGGCCTGGTGTCCACGGTGTCGTCCGAGCTTGGCGCCACCACCACCGCCCAGCAGTACGCCCCCGGCGCCAAGTCCTTCGCCCAGGGCCTGCTGTCCGGCCACATCGAGACGGTCTACATCGACCGCGCCGATTGGGACCGGGTGATGACCGCGGCCAAGCTCGACCCGCAGAGCATGCTGGTCGAGGCCATGGCCGGCGCCGCCCCGGCACCCGGCCAGCGCGAGACGCCAGCCGACGCCAAGCGCCGCGCCGATGCGTCCACCGTCTACACCGACGCCGGAAAGCTCAACCACCCCATCCCGATCAAGACCTGGGAGCTGGTCCACTGGCTGGGCAAGCGCACCGAGCTGCGCCAGGCCCTGTCCAACGAGCTGCGCGGCGACCCCCAGGCCATGAGCGCCCGCGAGTTCGCGGAGGGCATGGCCAAGCAAGAGGACATCACCGCCGATCCCGCCGCCCCGGCGCAGAACACGGCCGCCGAGGAAGCCCAGGCCATCGAGGACGAGATCGCCCAGCAGATCGCCGCCACCGGCACGCCTGAGGGCACCGCGCGCGACATGGCCCGGCAGATGGCCACCGTGTTCCGCGTGACCGCGGCCCGGTTCAACGAAGGCAAGGCGCCGGATGCGCCCGACCGCCTCACCCCGGCGACCCTGTTCAAGTCCATGGGCCTGTCGGTCACCCGCCCGCTGCCCGGCGTGCTGACCGCCAAGACCGGCGCCAGCCCCGACCTGATCGTGGCCAGCGCCCGCGCGCGCGCCAAGGCCGCCGCGACCATCGCCGGAATCGAGGCCACCACCCGGGCCACCGCCGCCGAGGAAGCCGCCCGCCGCGCCGCCGACGCCAAGCTGGCGGCCGACGCCGCCGGCAAGCCCGGCGAAGCCATCATCGACGACGCCACCGCCCGCCTGCGCGCCGAGGCCAAGCGCACCGGCCTGATGAGCTACACCGACGCCATGGTGGCGCTGGGCGCCGACTTCGGCTTCCGCGCCGACGCCAAGCAGCAGCTGAGCGCCGAGCAGGAAGCCCGCGGCCGACTGCTGACCACCGCCCTGCGCGTGCGCGGATCGAACCTGCGTCAGCTCATGGACGACGCCGGCGTGGCCAAGGCGGAAACGACACCCGCGGCAGAGAATGCCGCACCGGCTCCGCCGGTCACCTACAACGCCGGCCTGATCGCGGACGCCACCCGCCTGGCCACCTTGGGCCGGCAGATCCTGGACCCCCGCGTCAGCACCGCCCTGACCGAGGACCAGCTCAGTCAGGCCCTGGAGGAAGCCACCGCACTGGCGCAGCGCGTCCAGCCCGAGCTGGGCAACCTGCCGCTGGAGCCCGGCGTGGCCGCCGACGTGCGCCAGGCGCTGTCGCTGGTCAGCGAGGGAGATGCCGCCGCCGGGCAGACGCTGAGCCAGGAACCGCCCGGCGCAGGGATTCGAGCGCTGGAATATTCATGGAAAAAGCTTGGCGTTGATGCGTCGATAAGCGAAAGCAACGGGGTTATAACCCTGTCGAAGATCATTGTCCCGAAGGATTCCAGGGGTAACGGAATCGGAACAAAGGCGATGCAGGAGCTGGTGGACTACGCCGAGAGGACTGGGCAATATATCGCCCTGACTCCGTCCAGTTCGTTCGGAGGATCAACCGCCAGACTGCGCGAGTTCTACAAGCGCTTCGGATTCGCAGAGAACAAAGGGAAGGGGCGATTCCAGAGCGTTAGCGAAACGATGGTCAGGGAACCGGCCAACCCTGGCAGAACGCTGTACCAGCCCGCCTACCACGGAACCGGCAACAGCCAGCCCTACGACCGCTTCGACTACAACCGGGTCGGCGGGCCGGGCGGCGAGGGCGCGCAGGCCTACGGGTGGGGGCTGTACTTCGCGGGCAAGAAGGAGGTCGGGAAGTGGTACAAGGACACGCTCGCTCCGGTAGGGCTCAAGCTCAATGGAAAGGACGTGATCTATCCCCCCGGCTCTCCTAAAGATGCGGCATTTGCTTCCTTAGAGGAGGCTGTTGTCGCAGGGGCCAAGGATCCATGGTCGGTCGCCATTGCTGATCAGGAGCGGATTGCAAAGACCGCCACCGAGGCCGGGAAGAAGCTGCATGGCGATGCGGTGGATGCACTCAAGGAATGGCGAGACAAGGGAGCCGAGATCACCGGCGGCGGCCGGCTCTACACCGTCGATATCCCCGAGGACAGCGAGATGCTGGACTGGGACAAGCCGATTAACGAGCAGGGCGCGGTCGCCGCCGCTGCTTTCAAGGCCGCCCGTGAGCAATTCGGAGATGACATCCGCGGGGCTAGGGGCAGCGCGTTCTACGACTCCCTGGCGCAAGCCATCGCTCGGGAGATTAAAGCCAAGACCGGCTCCATGCCATTTGACACGGTCGCAGCGAAGGCCGCCTCCGACTGGTTGCGCCAGCATGGCGTTCCAGGCCTCCGATACCTCGACGGCAGCAGCCGCGGGAACGGACAGGGCAGCCACAACTACGTCATCTTCGACGACAGCAAAGTGGCGATCAAATCCTACGAGCAGCAGGCCCGCGGCGCCATCACCTTCGACTGGAAGGGCAGCGACCGCCAGACCACCATACGCCTATTCGATACCGCGAACCTGTCCACCTTCCTGCACGAATCCGGCCACCTGTACCTGGAACTGCTGGGCGACCTGGCCGATCGGCCGGGCGCACCGCAGCAGATCAAGGACGACTACGCCGCGGCGCTGAAATGGCTGGGCGTGGAGAAGCGCGCCGACATCCGCACCGAGCATCACGAGCAATGGGCGCGCGGCATCGAGTCCTACCTGATGGAAGGCAAGGCGCCGTCCAACGACCTGCGCGGCCTGTTCTCGCGCTTCGCGGGCTGGCTCAAGATGCTCTACCGCGAGGTGGCAAACCTGCGCTCACCGATCAACGACGACGTGCGCCGGGTGATGGACCGCCTCTATGCCACGGACGAGGAGATCGCCCAGGCGCAGCAGGCGCAGGGGGACGACGGATTTACCGCCCACGCCGCGGCCCTGGGCCTGACGCCCGAGCAGGCGCAGGGGATCGCCACCGCCAACCAGGAAGCAACCCGGGCGGCCGTTGACGAGCTGCGCGCCGAGGTGATGACCACCATCCAGCGCGAGCAGACCGCCGCATGGAAGGCGCAGCGCGAGATGGTGCGCGCCGAGGTGGCCTCCGAGCTGGCCCATGACAAGACCCAGATCGCCGCCAGCATGCTGCGCCGGGGCGTCTACCCCGATGGCAGTGCCGCGCCCACCGGCCAGACCAGGGTGCGCTTCGATTCGGTAGACCTGACCCACCACCTGGAACGGCTCTATCCTGACGCGGCCGAGCGCATCGCGGCCCGCCGCCGGCTGGGATTCATGGGCGCGCGCGAGGACGGCATGCCGGTGGATGCCGTGGCGCCCCTGTTCGGCTTCTCCAGCGGCGCCGAGCTGGTGCGCGCCCTGGTCGAGGCCAAGCCGTTCTCCTCCCTGGTGGACGCGGAGACCATGGTCCGCATGCGCGAGCGCTACGGCGACCCGCTGCTGGACGGCACCGTGCCGCAGCAGGCCACCGAGGTCCTGCACCGCGACCGCCAGGCGGATGTCATCATGGCCAAGCTGCGCGCCCTGTCGCGCCGCACCGGCAAACGCGTCGCCCCGGTCGAGCTGATGCGCGAGACCGCCCGCCGCAAGATCGCCGGCGAGAAGGCCGGCAGCATCCTGCCCCACATCTACCTCCGCGCCGAGCGCAAGGCCACCGATGCGATGGCCGAGGCCATGGCCCGGCAGGACTGGCAGTCGGCCCAGGCGGCGGCCCAGCTGCGCCTGCTCAACCATGAGCTGTACCGCGCTGCCACCGAGGCGCGCGCCGACGTGGACAAGGCCCGCGAACTGGCCCAGGCCTTGCAGGAGCGCAAGCGCCAGGAGCAGATCGGCAAGGCGGGCGGATGGGAATGGACCATCACCGCGCCCGATGGCGGCACCACCACCGCCACCAGCGAGGACGAGGCGCGCAAGGCGGCGGCGACCATCCCCGGCGCCACCTGGGAGCGCACCAGCAGCTACGTGGACCAGATCAACGCCATCCTGGAGCGCTACAACTTCCGCCGCGGCACCGCCAAGGACGCCGAGCGCCGCCGCTCGCTGGCCGCCTGGATCGACGCCCAGAACAAGGCAGGCGCCCAGGTCAACCTGCCCGACGTGCTCTTGCGCGAGGCGCGCAAGGTGGACTGGCGCCAGGTCACCGTGGACGAGCTGCGCGCCGTGACCGATGGACTCCAGCACATCGCCGCCATGGCCAGCCTCAAGAACCGGCTGAGCAAACGCCAGAAGCAGCGCGACGCCGAGAAGCTGGCCGGCGAGCTGATCGCCACCCTGGAGCGCACCCACCCCACCAAGCGCATACCACCTGCCGAAGGCGGTCGCACCAGCCAGACCAAGGAGCGCCTGGGCCGCTTCATCGCCGCCCACCGCAAGGCGTCATTCATCGCCAGGGCGATGGACGGAAACGAGGACGGGGGCCCGTTCTGGGACGCCATCATCCGCCCGCTGAACGAGGCCGGCGACCAGGAGGCCCAGATGCTGGGCGAGGCCAGCACCAGGCAGGACGCCATCTGGAACGACTGGCGCAAGGCGACCGCCCGCGATGACTGGGGCGCCAACGACGCCAGGCCATTCGATGGCTTCCACGGCGGATTGACGCGCATGGGTGCTATCATGGTTGCCCTCAACTGGGGCAACGAGGGCAACCGCCAGCGCTTGCTGGAAGGCAACCAGGTGACCGTGGCCCAGGTGCAGGCGGTGCTCGACAGCCTGAGCGAAGCCGACTGGACCCTGGTGGAAGCCGTCTGGGACCACATCAACAGCCACTGGTCCGAGATCGCTGCGCTGGAGCAGCGCGTCACCGGCGTGGCGCCCGAGAAGGTCGAGGCCATCCCGTTCCCCACCAGGTACGGCACGGTCAAGGGCGGCTATTTCCCGGTGGTCATCGACAGCGACGCCGCCCCGCCCCGGGTGGACGCCGCCGCTATCGACATCGCCCAGCACATCCAGGCCCAGGCCTACGGCCGCGCCGTCACCAAGCACGGTCACACCAAGGAGCGCACCCTGGGGCAGGGCAAGCCGCTGCTGCTGGACCCCAGCGTCATCGGCCGCCACCTGTCCCAGGTCATCCACGACCTGACCCACCGCGAAGCGTTGTCCGATGTGGCGCGCATCATCGCCCGCGACGACGTGGCCAGCGCCATCCAGTCGCGCATGGGCAAGGGCGACCTGGTGCAGCTCAAGCAGTGGCTGGCCGACATCGCCGCCAGCACGGCGCCGCCTGATGGCGCGCGCCAAGCCATCCAGTGGTTGCGCCGCGGGTTCAGCATCAGCACCATGGGCTTGCGCCCCATGACGGCGCTGCTCCAGCTCACCGGGTTCAGTAACGCCGCCTACCGGGTCGGCCCCGGGCGCATGCTGTGGGCCATCCGCGACCTGTTCAGCGGCGAGGACGGCCAGAACCGCTTCGCCTGGGTCGAATCAAAGTCGGACATGATGGCCAACCGCAGCCGAACCCACCTGCGCGAGGTCAACGAGACCATCACCGCCATGCGCCAGGACCGCGTCGGGCGCTTCACCGCGGTCATGGATCAGCTGGCCTTCGCCATGATGCGCCAGACCCAGCGCATCGTGGACACCGCCACCTGGACCGCGGCCTATGCCAAATTCCTGGAGGAAGGCCACGCCGAGGACCGCGCCATCGCCCTGGCGAATCAGACCGTTCTCGACACCCAGAGCGGCGGGCAGGCCAAGGACCTGGCCGGCGTGCAGCGCGACAAGGTGGGCCAGCTGCTCACCGCTGCCATGACCTATGGCTCCCTGGTGTACAACCAGCTGGGCGACGTGCGCGGCACCGCCGTCCAGCGCTACCGCGCTGAAGGGCTCAAGCCGGCCCTGGGCGAATCCATGGCCGGGCTGTTCTTCGTGGTCCTGCTGCCGGCCGCCATGACCCTGGCCCTGCGCGAACTGCTGCGCGGACAACCACCCGAGGACAAGCGCGACCCCATCGCCCAGCGCTATGCCGGCGAACTGGCGTCAACCATGCTCGGCACCATGGTGGGCGTGCGCGAGCTGGGCGGCGCCGTCCAGGGGTTCAGCTACGAAGGGCCGGCCGCAACCCGCGGCTTCTCGACCCTCAACGCCCTGATCGGCCAGATCCGCCAGGGGGATGCCGACGCCGGGCTGGCGCGCGCCGCCATCGACGCCGCCGGCACCACCTTCGGCCTTCCGTCCGGCCAGGTGATGGCAACCGCCCGCGGCATCATGTACCTGTGGGACAACCCCAGGCCCGACCCGCGCCCGCTACTGTTCGGCCCGCCGCCCAAGCAGTAGGGCAGACCGCCGCACCACCCCCGACAACCCAGCCAGACTAGGCTCGGGTTGGGGGTTTTATGACCGTCAGCACCACGACCGCCGCCAATTCGTACTTGGGCAACGGAGCGGTTGCGACCTACGCCTATTCGTTCCTGATCCACGCCGACAGCGATCTGCGCGTGACCAAGGAGGACGACGGCGGCAACGTCTCGACCCTCACACTGATCACCGACTACACCGTGAGCGGAACAGGCGATGCGGCGGGCGGCACCATAACCCTGACCGCCGGCAACCTGCCCAGCGGCTACAGCCTGGTCATCGCCCGATCGGTGGACTTCCTCCAGCAGACCAGCCTCCCCGAGGGTTCGCGCTTCCAGGGATCGACCCTCGAACGGGTGTTTGACCGCCTGTGCATGATGTGCCAGCAACTGCTCGGGTTGAGCGATCGCAGCATCAAGCTTCCAGCATCGGAGACCGCGGCGACCGACCTTCCCGCTGCCAGTACCCGCGCCGGACTGGCGCTGATATTCGACGCCAACGGGAACCCTGCTGTCGGCGGAATCCCGTCCGTCAGCTCCACCACGCCGGGGGCGTGGGATGCGACGCCGGTCAAGTCCACCGGAACGACCGCATACCGAAAATTAGGAGACAGGTTTTCCGAAGTTGTCAACGTCAAAGACTTTGGGGCGGTTGGCGACGGCGTAACCGACGATACCGCGTCCATCCAGTTGGCGCTGGACAGAGCGGGAGTGACGGGGGATAGCGTCTACTTCCCGGCTGGGGTCTATGTCGTCTCCGCAATCCTGGCGCGCAGCGCCTGGGCCAGCGCGTGCTACGCTCTCCGGCCGAGCGGGAACGGTCTCCGCATGTTTGGCGATGGCGACTCTTCCGTGGTGAAGCTCTCCGCGCATGAAAGCCCTACGGCTGGCATCTTCCCGATAGTGTTCCTGCTGAACAACATCGTCGGACATGTATCCGTTCAGGACATCAAGGTGGAGTCGCCGGCGCGGGCGAACACCACCCACAACGGCCCCATGGCGTTTAGCGGTGGCGAACTGGGGGCAACGGCCGCCAGCGGGGCCGGCTGCCACCTGTCGCTGGAGAGGGTGACTATCAATCGTTGCAGCTTCGCTATCCACGGGCAGCGGTTTCTCAGCGTCCGCATGCGGGACTGCAATGTCGTGATCCAGGGCGGAGGATCGTACCCGACGTACTTTTCCGAGGGCATCAACATCGGCAACAAGTCCGACGGTTCCGAGGTCATGGACTGCCTATCGGTAACTGGTTGCACCTGGACGTGCGACGGCACCTACGATGACCATCTGCTATACTCGCTGGCGGATATCGCCCGCGTCGAGTTCGTGGGGAATACCATCCTGGCTGGCAGCAAGAACGAACTTCTGAAACTCGACGGACTTTCTGGCGGTCTCATCCGCAATTTCGGTAACATCACGTTCAAGGACAATAGGCTCATCACCGCGTCCTCTGCTATCGTCTTCTCCGGCAACGGGTCTGCGAAGGATGTGACCATCAGCGGAAACGTCGTGTCTGACGGGTGCAACTATTTCCTCTACACTGAGTTCTTCATGGACGTTCTCCGAGTCGAAGGGAACGTGGCTAAGAGTTGCCAGCGATCTGCGCTCAACGTGGTTAAGAACGGATCCCTGGCCACGAATATAGGCGCGACGTGCCTGGTGAGCCACAACGACTTCGACGGATACGACTCCCTGGGCGCCAACGTGTTGGGAATCAAAGTCGAAGCGCACAAGATGAGCACCTTCATAGGCAACCGATGCCGGCCCGGAAACGCCGGATCAGGTCGTGTGCTTGGCGGTCCTACTTCTCCCGATTGTGAATCCGTCTTGTGCGTCGGGAACATCGGCGGAACCGGCACCGTTCCACCTTGGATAAGCTACCCGGACTCCCAGGCAATGGCGGTTTTTGTCGATTCCGGTAATGATTGGTCGTTTAACGAGGGCGTAGGAACCGCGGCTCCAACCTCCGGAACTTGGAAGCGCGGGGCGCGTGTCTGGAATCTGTCCCCTTCGGTTGGTGGTGCTCCCGGTTGGGTTTGCGTTTCTGGTGGGACTCCGGGAACATGGAAGGCAATGGCAAATCTGGCGCCATAATAAAAAGCAAGAGGCCTAATTAACCATGGCAGACCACACGACGTTGCAGAATAAACCATTCGATACCACGCATATTAATGGTAGAGAACTTATACGCTTTATTTTAATCGTATTGATTCCTATTATTACGGCATGCAGCGCCGATCATCGCCCAGGCTACGCCCAGGACCAGGCAGCATCCGCCGCAGGCAGGGCCGACGCCACCCGCGGCGCAGCCGATCAAGCGGCCATTGATGCCGCCGCCAAGGACGGCGCCGCCACCGCCCTGGAAACCCAGGCCAAGACCACGCCCACCGCCGAACTGATCCGTCGCGCCGCCGAGGCCCGCGCCGACGCCATCACCGCCCAGCGCGTGGCCGCAGCGCTGGAACGTCTGGCCGCCGATGCCAGCTCCACGGCAACCGCCAAGGCCAGGGCAGCGGCCACTGAGCGCGCCGCCGAGCAGGCAGAAGCCGACCGCCGATGGTGGGTCGGCATCACCCGTGCCGTAGGGCTCGCTGGCGTCCTCCTGGGGCTCTTAATCGGCGGAGCCCTGGCGCGCTACGCCTCGCCCCGGGAAGGCGCCTTCTGGGGCATCCTGATCGCTGGGGCGGGCGTCCTGGCCGCCGGCTATGGTGCCACACTCTCTTGGCTCCCTGCCGTCTCCATCGGAACCGTTGCCGTGGCCGCCATCGCCGGCCTGCTGGTCTGGTGGCGCCGCCATGGCGCAACCGCAGGCGTAGCCATCGCAGCCTCGCGCACCATCGACGCCATGGAATCCGAGCCCATCCCCGACGCATCAGAGGCGGTCGCCCAGGCCAAGATTGCCCTGGGACGCGCCGTTGATCGCAGCGGCATGCGCTCACGCCTGGACAAGATGCGCGGCGCCACACGCCGCTGGCTCCAATAGACTGGTTGCACTTCCATTATACTAGAAATCTGCTATAAGGCCGACCCATGCTGGTCCCTCCCGCCCGCGTGGCGCATCAACGATTCGGATCACTGACCGCCATGGCCGAAGCGGCGGGCGTTGGGCGCAGGACGGTGATCGACTGGCTCGCCACCCCGCGCCGTACCAGCAGCGGAAAGATTTGCGGCGCTGGCGGAGAACTGCCGAACACCGCCGTGATCCGCCGCATGCTCGATGCCGCCAAGCGCGCCGGCATCGCCCTGACCGAGCACGAGCTGATTTACGGGAGTGAGTCGACTGCCATTCAGACGGGAACCATCGGGAACCAGCCAAGCGCATAACCAAGGGACTAAGTTGGCACAAGCTTGGCACACGGGCCAAGATTCGAAGATATAAACCGTTGGTATTACTGGTGGGCCCAGCAGGATTCGAACCTGCAACCAAGCGATTATGAGATGCTTAGAAAATCCACGTTTTGCCTTTACTATATCAGTTATTTGCTGCGGCTTGCATGGGACACGTCGGGCAAGCTCGGCCTGGCTGATGCCAGCCGCCCCACAAGCCGCCTGAATGCGTTCTCCAAGGCTCACAACTCTACTATCGGTACGAAGTTGGCACGCTGAACAACATTTGTTCTTTACATTCTAGGCACGGTCTTTATGAAGTGGGCATGCCCGCCACCCACACCAAAAACCCCGACTGGGCGCTGGCCGAGGCTGTCGCGCCATCGGTCGGCTGCTCGACCATGCAGGCGGTCCGCTGGATCCGCTGCAACACCCTTCCCCGTAACCCCCTTGTCGCCAAGGCCTGGACCAAGGCCCTGGCCGCGGCCCGCGCCAAGATGGCAAAGGCGGCGCCGTGATCGCCGTCGTGGACGCCAAGGACCTGGCGGCCCTGGTCGAGAAGGCCGTGACCGCGGCCATCGACAAGCGCCAGCGCGCCGAGGTCGAGAGCCTGCGCCCGCTGTCGCTACACCAGGCATCGCGCGCGATCCGTCGCCGGCCGATGGCGATACTCGCCGCCATCACCACTGGAGAACTCAAGGCCACCAAGCTGGGCTACGTCTGGCGCATCATGCCGTCAGACCTGCGCGCCTGGGCTGGGGTGGCGCCATGAAGCTGCCCCCCTCCACCGCCCGCCTCGCCACCGCCATGGCCTGGGCGCACACGCACCGGCGTCCGATGCGCACCGCGCTGCGGCGCGCCCTCATCGCCATGCGGCGCCACCCAACTGCGGTTGATTTCGGCGTTCCCTGTGCCGGATTCCTGGCCGTGTCCGTCATCCTCTCCGGCGCCTACTGGATCGGGTGCCTGATCCTGGCCGGCGCGCTGAGCGTGGCCATCGGCTGCGCGCTGGAGCTGACGCGGGGTCGGCCGTGATCCCCTACTACCAGACCGAGATCAACGGCGAGTTGGCAACCGTCCACCGCCACAAGACCCGCTGGGCGATCTTCGCCCCGGTGTGCGAGGACTGCGGCAAGGACGCCCTGGCCCTGGTTCTCGACGCCGCCGGCCAGCCAGACGCCCTGCGATGCCCGTGCGGCGCGTCCCACCACCTCTCCCTGGTCGGGCAGCTCGCAGCTGCCTGACCGCCACCGCGCCAGCGGGGATTATCGACCCATCAGCTCCGGGGGACGCCCCGATCCGCTGACACCAGGGGAAGCGCCTGGGCTGGCGACCTTCAATCACCACCAACGGAACACCATGAGCAACGCAGTAGCGCAATCCCAGGGCAACGCCCTCGCATGGATCAACACCCCCACCACCCTGGCCACGCTCAAGACGGCGTGCGCCCGCCACGTCACCCCCGAGCGCCTGGCGCGCGTGGTTCTCACGGCCGCCAACCGGCAGCCCAAGCTGCTGAGCTGCACCAAGGAATCAATCTGGCAGTCGGTGCTGGACTGCGCTGCCATGGGCCTGGAGCCCGACGCCTGGGGCCGGGCCTACCTGGTGCCCTACGAGGATCGGCGGAACAACCGCACCCTCTGCCAGCTCATCATCGGCTACAAGGGCCTGGTCGAGCTGGCCATGCGCTCGGGCCGGGTCAAGAGCATCAAGGCGGAGGTGGTCTACGAGCGCGACGAGTTCCACTACTCGTTTGGCCTCAACGAGCGCCTGGACCACGTTCCCGCCCAGGGCGACCGCGGCCGCGCCACCCACGCCTACGCCTATGCCATCCTGACTGATGGCGGCCATGTGTTTGAGGTGCTGAGCGTTGCGGATGTGGACCGCGTGCGGTCGCGCAGCAAGGCTGGTCAGTCGGGCCCCTGGCAGACCGATTGGGAAATGATGGCGCGCAAGACCGCCATCCGCCGCCTCGCTAAGTTGCTGCCGCTGTCGTCCGAGTTCCGCGATGCGGTGGAGCGTGACCCGGGCGGCGATGAGGACTTGATCCCGTTGGAGGCGCCTGCCGTGCCCGGTGATGCCCCGCCGACCATCGACACCACCGGCGAGCGCCTGGATGGAGCGCCGCCGGCGCCGCCTGCCGACGAGAAGCCTGCCGATCCGCCCGCCGCGCCCGCCGCGCCCAAGGCCAACCCCTTCGCCGGCAAGGGGGCCTGACATGGGCGCGCACCACATCAACGGTCCTAGCGCCCTGCGGACCCGCGCCGACTGCCACGGCAGCTACGCCGCCGAGCTGCCCCTGTTCGACACCCCGGAGGAGGACAGCGCAGACGCCGCCGCCGGCACCCTCCGCCACGATGCGGCGGCGGCTGGCCTGCGCGAGCCCGACCGCCGGCCTGAGCTGCTGGCCGGTCTGCCGGTCGATGATCAGGCGCTGGTGGAGGCCTGGTGGAGCTACTGGCACCGCGTCCAGGCCACCATGGCGGTGGCGCCTGGGACCGAGGTGCTGGGCGGTGTCGAGGATCGGGTCGAACTGCCCGGCGGTCGCTTCGGGAGCTGCGATGCGTGGCTGGCCTGGGTCCACCCGGACGGCCATGAGGTGCTGGTGGTGGGCGACCTCAAGGGGCAGCCCCCGGGTCGGGCACGCCAGAACCTCCAGCTCGCTGACTACGTCCGCGGCCTGGAGCTGCGCCTGGGCAACGCCGCCGGTCGGAAGCGCCAGGTCATCGTCGCCCTGGTGAGCCGCGCCGGTGTCGATGAGCACGCCTATGCCGATGGCGAGCACGACGACCTGGTGGTGCGCATCGAGCAGGTGCTGGCCGACTGCCAGAAGCCCGACGCGCCGCGTACCCCCGGCGAGGGCTGCACCTACTGCCGCGCCCGCGAGGTGTGCGAGGCCCGCCGCGCCCTGGCCGTGCGGCAGAGCGCCCTGATGCAGGCCCTGGCCGATCCGGTGGCCTACATCGCCGCCATGGCCACCGATCAGCGCACCGCTGCGCTCGATTCCCTGTGCCAGGCGGCCAAGGCCCTTGGCGAGGCCGAGGATGCGATCAAAGCGGCGATCAAGGCCGGCACCATCGAGGTGCCCCACTACCGACTGATCCCGAGCACCAGGCAGGAATGGGCCGATGGCGCCGCCGCGCGCCTGGCCGTGCTCGCCGCCGCCCAGGGCAAGGGCATCGACGCCGCCGAGCTGACCCCGCTGGTGTCGGCCAAGGTCGCCGCCGGCTTGCTGGGCAAGGAGGTGGTCGAGCCGCTGACCCAGCGCGTGCCCGGAACGCCGAGCGTGCGGCGCATGAAGGGGGCGGCATGAGCATCACCGTAACCATAAGCTCCCAACAGCTTAGCGCCACGGTCAAGGAAATGCTATCCACGGACCAGTGGGCCCTCCTGGAGCAGATACTTGCCGAGGTGGAGCCGCGCGTCACGGCCCGCGCCCTGGACTGGATCGGACAGAATGGGTGCGGCTACTACGGATCAGACAAGTTAGCGGCGCGCACCGCGGAGCTGAATGCCATCGCTGAGTTTATCGCCCGCTGCTACGAGCGATTCCCCGCCAACCATCCAGAGGGCGCCGCAATCCGCGCCGCCATCCACACCGCAGTAACCGAGAATGACCAGAAGGACCACCAGTGAGCTTCAATTACAACCGCGTCACCCTGGCCGGCAACCTCACCCGCGACCCGGACGTGAAATTCCTCCCCAACGACAAGGCGGTGGCCGGCTTCGGCCTGGCCATCAACCGCAAGTTCAAGGGGCCGGACGGCAGCGCGAAGGAGGAAACCACCTTCGTGGATGTCGAGGCCTGGGGCCGCACCGCGGAGCTGGTGGGCCAGTACCTCACCAAGGGCCAGCCCTGCTTCATCGAGGGCCGCCTGCGCCTGGACAGCTGGGACGACAAGAAAACCGGCGAGAAGCGTTCCAAGCTCAAGGTGGTGGCAGATTCCGTCCAGTTCCTGGGAGTGCGCAAAGAGCATGACCAGCATGGGGCAGATGCTGCTCCGGCGCCGGCCAGGCCGCAGGTTCCGACCGGCGGTGGCGGTGGCGGAAGCGCCGACGATCAACCGCCTTTCATGCGCTACGACTACCCGATTTAAGCCTAACCCGTCCAGAAAGGACACCATGGACACCCCCGTCCGCACCATCAACGACCACATCATAAACCCGGCCAACGACCGGCTGCGCATCGAAGCCACCGATTCCCCCGGCGCCGGCGGCGCAAACAACCTGTACATGGTCGAAGGGTTCGACAGCTCGACCAACGCCAGCGACCCGTTCATCGATCGCCACGGACAGCCGGCCAAGCACACGACCATCCTGTTCCAGAACGGCCCCATCGCGGAGAAGGGCGTGAACGGCATCACCCAGGAGGCGCTTCTGGCCATCGTCATCGACCGGCTGCGCTGCTTCCAGGACGGGCCGTTCTCCTGCCGCGAGAACGCCATCGCGCTGACCAAGTGCGAGGAGGCCCTGCACTGGCTCCAGCAGCGCACGCTGGCGCGCATGCGTCGCGGCGTCGAGGGCACCAACAAGGTCTGATGTCGCCCATGCCCCCGCCGCCCGCCGGGCGGGGGATTGGCCGCCACCACCCTTCGGAGCCCACCATGTCCCGCCGACGCACCTGCGCCCGCATCTCCGCAATCCTGCTGGATGGCCGCTGGCACAACGCCCGCGCCATCGCCCGCCGCCTGCGGATGAGCACCGCCGGCATCACGGCCAGGCTTCGGGATCTGAGAAAGGCCGAGTTCGGCGGCCACATCATCCTGACCCGCCCGCCGGCTCGTCCTGGCGTCTACGACTACCGCATGGCGCGCGGCGTGTGGGGGAAGCTGTGACCCGCCGCCTCCCCAACTGCGCCGGCTGCGGCATGCCGCTGGCCAAGGCCAAGGGCCGCATGGTCAGCACCTTCGGCGCCGTTCGTGGCGTGCCCATGATCGGCACCTGCTGGGACACCGACCCGGCCAATCCCGGCAAGTGCATGGACACCGTGCCGACGCTGCACGGACCCAACAAGGTGCCGCTGGCACCTGTCCTGCGCATGATCGCCGCCCGCGGCGAGGGCCGGGTATCACTGACCTACCAGCCCAGCCTGGGGCGCGAAGTTACCCTGGATGAGGCGTGCGCTTCGGCGGATGAGCTGGAGGGCAAATAAGTGAACCAGATCGCCGGAATCGACTGCCCCAGCGTGGTGTGCCGCCGCTACGGCCCGGCCTTCGGCTGGCAGGACCCGGAGCAGTCCAACCGCTGGCACATGGCCGACCAGCTCCCGGCCGACATCGCCGCGGCCCTGCCCGCGGGCGAGCGGGAACGCTGCGAGCGGCATGCCCATCGGCGCATGGGGGAACGGGAATGAGCCACCTCATCCTGCCCATGGGGTTCAGCGATGTCCCGCCGGCATCCCCCTGGGGCATCAACTTCGGTGGCGGGCTGAACAGCACCGCGGTCATTATCGAGTGCCGGAACCGCGGCCTGCGTCCTGATTGGATCCTGTTCGCGGACACCGGCAGCGAGCGCAAGCACACCCTGGCGCATGTCGATCTGATGCGCCGGTGGTGCGATGGGTGGGCGGACCTGACGGTGGTGCGATGGATCCGCGCCGATGGCACCCATGTTCCGCTGCATACGGACTGCCTGCGGAAGCGCACGTTTCCGTCCAAGGCCTACGGCAACGCCGGATGCACCGACAAATGGAAAGTGCAGCCGATGGACAAATGGCGCAAGGCGCACGGGTTCGATCGGGGCGCGTTTGCGGTCGGCTATGACGCAGGAGAGGCGACCCGCATCCGCAAGGCCTGCCAGCGTGGCGACGACCCCAACATGGCCGCATGGTATCCCCTGGTAGCCTGGGGAATCGACCGGATGGGATGCGAGCGCATCTGCAAGGCGGCTGGAATCGCTGCGGTCAAATCGTCCTGCTTCATGTGCCCTAGCATGAAGGAGGAAGAATGGGCGGAGCTGCGGCAGAATGACCCCGACCTGTTCGACATCGCCATAGAGATCGAGCGCCGCGCACGCCAGGCCGGCGAGAAACCGCAGGATGGCAGCGACCGCGCCACCGCCGGCTGGTACTTCGACCCTGAGATCCGCGAAATGATCCTGGCCCGCACCGCCATCGAAGGGCAGCAGACCATGGACTTCGCTGTGGCTGGCGACCGCTGCCACCATGGGGGGTGCTTCACATGATCCGCGTCATCATCCCCGGCCTGCTGCCGTCGCAGAATGTCCGCGAGAGGGCACATTGGGCGACCCGCCGCCGGCAGGAGAAGGCTTGGGAGCTGGTGATCCGCTGCCAGACCAGCGTGGAGGACACCACCACCTCCCGCCGGCGCGCGGTGAAGATCATCAGCTACCGCCGCCAGCGCATCACCGATGTGGCCAACCTCATCGGCGGGGCCAAGGGCCTGGTGGACTGCCTGGTGCGCGCCGGGCTGCTGGTGGACGACTCCGACCGCTGGTGCTCCATCGCCTACCATCAGCGCCTGCGCTCGCATGACGATAACCCGATGCCCGGCCGGGACTCCATCGTGGTCGAGATCGAGGACGCGACATGAGCGAAAAGATGGAGCAGGCGCTTATGCGGTTGTACCTGGCGCGGAAGGCCAGGCGCGAGGCGAGCAGGGCCATGGCCAACTACCTCGCCGCTGCATGGGGTGAAACCGATCCCGACGAGGATGGACCTGGGATGCGCGATCCAAAGGCGCACAGGTTCGGGGCCTGCGGGTTGCCGATGATCGACGAGAACACGCCCGACCTGTGCCCGGTGTGCGCTGGGAGTGCGCCGCTGCACTCGGCGATGGTGAAGGCATCCCGAGACGCCGGGGCGGCCCTGCGCGCGGCCCAGGCCATCGGCCGGCGGATCGCGCGGGAACAGGGGAAGGCATGACCTTGACCTTCCGCTCGCTCCCGCCCGGACCCGTGCCGCCATGCACGCACCGCGAGTGCCGCGAGCGACCCCGCGGCCCGCGCCCGGCCTTCTGGCTGGTCGCATCGCCTGGCGTCCAGCCGCAGCCGCGGTGCGTCTCCCATTGCGCCGCTGCCGCCGCTTCGCGCGGCATGCCCTTCCCACCGACCGAGCCGGTGCCGTGATCGGAATGAGCAAATGCGGCCGCGGCAGTACATGGCCGATGAAACGATACTGAACAATATGAAACCTCATGCGACAATACAGAACGATAGAAACCACATGAACACGATCACAAAACGCGGTTGCGCTACGATGATCGGAATGGATCAAATAGCCTTTCCGGCGGCTGTTGACGCAGTCGCCACCTCGCTCTGCCCAGGGACACCGATGACCCATCAATTGCCCCCGACCAGCCGGGAAGCCGGCCTTGTTCCCCTGGTGCCCCGGTGCTCGTCAAAGCCGGTCGGGGGCAATTCATTGGCCATCGTGTGCCGGTGTTCTCACGGCCTGGTCCAAATCCCAATCAACCGATCCGTCCACCTGTTCCGGCGCAACGGCATCAGCCTGGTCTGCGATGCCAGCCGCGCCCACGTTGGCGACCGCGTGCTGCTGCACGGACAGCCATGGGACGCCTAGAAGATGCGGGTCGTACGCACGCATAGGAGCCGATAATGGCCCGCATCCGCACCATCAAGCCTGAGTTCTTCGAGGACGAGGCGCTGGCGAAGCTGACCGCCCACGAGCGGTTGCTGTTCATCGGAACCTGGTTGCTCGCTGACAAGAATGGGGTCCTTGAATACCGCCCCGAGTGGATCAAGGCCAAGGTGTTCCCATATGAGAACGGGGAAACAGTGGATGTTTCCCGGATGCTTCCCCGGCTTGTCTCGGGTGGCTATCTGGTCAGGTATCGGGTCGATGGGCGCGAATACCTGGCCGTGCGCAACTTCTCCAAGCACCAGCGCATCACCGGCAAGGAGGCACAGGGAGAAGGGCGTTACCCGTTGCCGCCAGACGACATATGCAAAGAGCATCAACCGGGAAACGCCGGGGAAGCACCCGAGAAGCACCCGGATGCCCAGGAACAGGGAACAGGGAACAGGGAACAGGGAACAGGGAACGAGGTGCATTCGCACGCCGGCAAGCCGGCCACGCCCACACCGAAGCCGGCCAAGCATCGCCGCCTAACTCCGGTGCGGGACAACCCGCCGACCATCCAGGAGGTGTGCGACTACGCCAACGAGCGGGTGGCCGCCGGATTCGGGACGCTCAACCCCAACGAGTTTTTCAACCGCAACGAGGCGGCTGGATGGGTCCATGGTCGCAACGGGTCCAAGGACGTGGTGGACTGGCGGGCGCACTATCGGGCCTGGGACAAGCCGGCACCGCCCGAGGACACCACCGGGGGCTACACCCAGGAGCAGCTGGACCTGATCCGCGAGGTCGAAGCGGAGGCACAAGCCGTCGAGGCCGCCGAACGCGCCAAGGCCGGGGGGGCGGCATGACCACCCCCTCCGCCCTGTCCGACTACGGCGCGTTCCACTCCGCCCTGGTGGCCGCCGGCAGCATCGTCCGCGGCAAGTCCTGCACCTGCGTGTGGCACGACGACCGCACCCCGTCTTGCACCATCGGCCAGGGCGATGACGGCACCTGGCGGATGTACTGCCACGCCTGCGACCGCTACGGCAGCCTGACCGACCTGATCGCACACGCCAACGGCCAGGAGCCGCGACAGGTATTCAAGACGCTGGCCGACCAGGAGCGCCCGGCCGCGCCGACCAAGCGCCCGGCGCCCAAGGCCGACAAGCCGCTGGTGCTGGCCGACAAGGCTGCCGTGGTGGCCTACGCCAAGCGCATCGGGACCGTCGAGGCCTGGTACACCTACGGCCCCAAGGCCACCCCGGCGCTGGTGGTCGCGCGCATCCGGCAGGCCGATGGGAAAAAGACCTTCCGCCAGTTCTGCCCGGCCGATGGCTGGTGGACCCCGTCGAACACAATCCCCGCCGGCCAGATCCCGTTGTACCGGGTGGACGAGCTGGCCGGCGACCGCGTGTTGGTGGTCGAGGGCGAGAAGTGCGTGGAGGCATGCCGCGCGGTCGGCATCCAAGCCACGACCAGCGCCATGGGCGCCGGCAAGGCCCACATGAGCGACTGGACCGCCCTGCGCGGCCGGCGCGTCACCCTCTGGCCAGACAACGACCAGCCCGACCCCAAGACCGGCAAGCGGAACGGCATCGAGCACATGCGCCAGGTGCGCGAGATCCTGGAGGGGATCGGATGCGCGGTGTCGGTGATCAACCCCGATGGCATGGGGCTTCCGCCTAAGGGCGACGTGGCCGACCTGATCGGGGCCCTGGACGGCAAGGACGCCGCCGAGATCAGCGCCACCATCGCCGGCATCATGGACGACGCCGAGCCAGCAGGCCCGGCAACCGAGCTAGAATCCCTTTTGCGGGACATTGAGGGCGGAAGGTATACCGCGATACCCTGGCCGGGCTTAACAAGATTAGGCAGCCTTTCTAAAGCCCTGCTGCCGGGCACCATCACCAGCCTGTGCGCCGACCCTGGGGCCGGGAAGTCGCTCCTGATGCTCCAGATGCTGGGCGCATGGCATGCCCAGGGTATCCCCGTGGCGCTGCTGGCGCTTGAGGACGAGCGCCGGGTACACCTCCAGCGCATCCTGGCTCAGATCGTCGGACAGTCCTGCCTGACCGATGACGAGTGGTGCGCCGCCAACATGGACGCCGCCCGCCTGCTGCTCAACCAGCACGCAAAGGCCATAGACGCCATCGGCGCCAACATCAGGGCCGAGGGAGAAACCCAGCTCACCCTGGACCAGATCGCGGAATGGATCGAAGCCCAGGCCAAGAACGGCGCGCGAGTCATCATCGCGGACCCCGTCACCGCAGCCGTGACCGAGGAGCGGCCATGGGCAGCGGACACCTCATTCCTGATGCGGGTCAAGGGCATTGCCCGCCGGTACGGCGCCAGCGTTGTCCTGGTCACGCACCCCCGCGGGTCGAGCAAGGGCGCATCGCTGGGATCTATGGCCGGCGGATCGGCATACCCACGGTTCAGTCATTGCGCCCTGTGGTTGTCCAAGTTCGACGCCGAGGACATGCCGACACCGGACGGAGCATCGCACTACTGCAACCGCAGCATCGCCATCACCAAGAGCCGACACGGGCGCGGCGGCGGCATGCTCATCGGCCTGTACTTCGACCATGACACCCTGCGGTTTGTCGAGCGTGGACCCATAATGTCCGACGAACAGCGCAAGAAGAAACAGAGCCGCGCCACCTGGGCTCCTGACCAACGAGACGACGAGCAACACCCACCATCACGCGCACCCCGTATGCGCGCCACACCATCACAGAACGAGGACGCTTTCATATGAAAAGATCAAAGATCGCCAACTGGTACGAATCCAGCGAGTCCATAGCAAAAGTCGAGCGCCAGCGACTGCGGATCGCCGCCGTCGAGTGGCTGCGCAAGAACCCTGGACAGCACGCCGCCGCCGACATCGCTGCCGGAATCGGCGTCCCGACCGGCACCGCGGCCCGCCTGGTGCTGGAGTCGCCCGCATATTTCCAATCCCATCGACCGCACTATCGCCGGTGTCAGACCAATGCGATCCGCGTCGAGCTGCACCCCCACCTGGCGGCGCACCTATGATCATCCTCGACCCCGACAGCCTCGCCGTCGCGCGCTACCGGCTGCACCAGGCCAAGATGGCGCGCAGGCACGCCGACCGGGCCGCTGCCCGCGCAGTAATCCGCCAGCACATGGCCGCCCGCACCGGAGCGCGGCCGCTGCCAGGCCTGCGGACCACCGAGGCCAGGGAAAAGCTCGCCCGCAGCGCCGAGGCCAGGAGAGCCTGGAAGCGCGAGTACCGCACCCGAAAGCAGGAGAACAAGCCATGACGGACCACGACCAGGCCGCCATCGAGGCGCTGTTGCGCGTCTATCAGAACATGCCGAGAAACGCGCAAGGTCTTTTCCCGGTATCCAACCTTGCTTCGGCTATCCTCGACGCCATCAGCGCAGGGAAGGTGCCGGGCGTGTGCGCATCGCCTGACATTGCCATAGCTACCGCGTATCAGTGTGCCGAGGATGCGTTCGCGGTGGAGCGCGACCAACTGCGCGCCGAGGTGGAGCGGTTGCGCGCATCGCTTGGCGACGGGCCAGACGCGCAGGCGAAGGAAATCACCAGGATGCGCGTCGAGGTGAAGATCCTGAAAGGATTGCTGGAAGCATCCCGCGAAGCTGGTCGGAAGACGCAGATGGAAGCGGATGGGCTGCGCGCCGAGGTGGAGCGGTTGAAGGAAGATAAAGAACACCAAAACACGGATATATACTGTAAGGGACGCAAGGACGCAGAATCCGAGGCGCAGGCCCGCGCCGACGCAATGAAGGCCGATGGCGAGCGCGCGGTGATGGAGGAGCGCGACCGGACGGCCAAGGCCACCGCCGAACGCGACCGGCTGGCGGGGCTGCTGAAAGAACTGCGCGACAGTGTCGGTAAGGTCATGATGCCACGAGCGGATTGTGAGTGCTCCGATTGCCTGTTTTTGCGGAGCATCGACGCCGCGCTGGCGGAGGTGGGGAATTAATGAGCAGTTTCCTGTGCAAGTGCGGCAACATATTCACCGCCGGAGTATGGCGCGGAACCGCCCGTACCATGTGCAACCGATGCGGGCGCCAATGGGAATGCGTAGATGACGGGAAGGAATGGGTCGAGGCGGTAGCATCGTGGGAGGAACGATGCTGGGAGGCCGATAGGTGGATTGCACTCAAGGAGGCCGACCGGAAGGAGCAACAGCGCATCGCCATGGAGTGCGAGCGCGAGCGGGACGAGGCGCGGGCAGAGTTGGCACGACTGCGTCACGACCCCAAGGCAGACGCCCGCCAGGTGATCGAGGAGTGGCGCGCCAAGGCCGAGCGCGCGTGGAGTGATGCGGCGCAGGCACAGGAGCGGTTGCAGCAGGCGACGGCTATGCTGCGGGAGATTCGGTGGGACCTTGGCGACGTGGATGGTCTACCGCAGGATGAGTACAACTGCCTGTTGCGCCGCATCGACGCCTTCATCGCCGGCCAGCCAGCGCCGGCCAAGCCGGTGGTTGATGACGCGATGGTGTCGGTTGCGCAAGAGCGATTTATGCTCCGCATGGAATCGACACGCGGGAATCTGACCGACAGCATGCGCGCCGCCCTGGTGGCTGCGCTGGAGGGACTGACATGACAGGAACACCGAAACTGCTGCCGTGCCCGTGGTGCGGCGATCATCCCTCCAGCATGCGCGCCGACGCCTGGGAGGGCACGCGCAAGATTGGGTGCGCCAGGATCTGGTGCCCTACATGCTGCTCAGACAAGGTATCCGTCGCGCTCACGCCCGATCTGGCGTATGAGCAGTCCGCCGAGGCGTGGAACCGCCGCGCGCCAGACCCCGAGCGCGAGGCCATGGCGCGGGTGTGCGAGGCGGCGAAGGCGCGCATGGACACCTACGACGGGGGCGAGGACTACACCGGCGGCATCAAGTCAGTCGAGTGGGACAACCTGCGCCGTGCCCTGGCCGACCTGGAGCGGGTGCGGAAGGGGGAGGGATGAGCGGTAAACACAGCGGTTCTTGTATAACAGAGCAATTCTAGGACACTGGAACCATGGCACGCAAGTCACGACTCAAGCAGAAGCCTCCATCCAAGGGGCGGCCTTCGGTCTACAACCCGGCCGAGCACCCCGAGGTTGCGCGCGCAAAAACTGCCGAAGGGGCAACGCTAAGCGATTTGGCGGAACTGCTTGGCGTTGCCCGCGCTACCATCCAGAACTGGATGCAAGTACACCCTGCGTTCCTGGTTGCCATAAATCAGGGACGGCAAGATGCTGACGATAGGGTGGAACGTGCACTCTACGAACGGGCAACGGGTTACACCTACGACAGCGAGAAGATCGTCACGTTGTCAGGGGGCGATGGCGCCGGTTCGATGGTCGAGCGAGTTCCCATCAAGGAGCACTGCCCGCCCGATGTGAACGCGCAACGCTACTGGCTCAACAACCGCCGGCCTGCCGTGTGGCGCGATCGCCAGGCGGTGGAGCACTCGGGAGGTGTGACGCTCACGCTGGAGCAGATCCTGGCGCAGAGCGCGGCCGCACCGGCGCAACCGGCACCGGAACCGCAGAAAGGTCAGGCCAATGAAGAATAATCGGTCGCTGAGAAACGAGTCATGCGCCGCCGCCTCACTGGTCGTGAGCCAACCTACCCAGGACAGGCGACAGGCTGGCAGTAACTGGTTCCAACATCAAAACAAGAGGCGCAGGCGCATACCGTCGATGACTCATGCGGGAAGTGGCGTGGTCGTCATGCCGTCTGATGCAGTAATCGAATGAGCGCCGCCGACACCATCCGCCGGTGGCGCTCCGATCCGGTCGAGTTCGTGCGCGCCAACTTCCAGGTAGAGCCCGACGCCTGGCAGGTGGACGCGCTGCGATCACTGACCGGCGGCGGCGTCACCCGCCTATGCATGAAGGCATGCGCTGGCCCAGGAAAGACCGCGGTCCTGGCCTGGATCGGATGGTGGTTCCTGTCGTGCTTCGGAGGCATCGGAGAGCACCCCAAGGGAGCGGCCGTGGCCACCACCGCGGACAACCTCAAGGACAACCTCTGGCCAGAGCTGGCCAAGTGGCAGGCGCGAAGCCCGTTCCTGAGCGCCGCGTTCACCTGGCAGAAGGAGCGCATATTTGCCAATGACCACCCTGAGACGTGGTTCATCAGCGCCCGCAGCTTCAACAAGAGCGCAAGCGAGCAGGAGCAGGGCCGCAGCCTGTCCGGCCTGCATTCAGAATACCCTTTCGTCCTGATCGACGAGAGCGGCGACATCGCCCCGTCCCTTGGCCGGGCCGCCGAGCAGGCCATGGGCAACTGCAAGCGCGGGCTAATAGCCCAGGCCGGGAACCCGACCAGCCAGACCGGGTTGCTCTACGACAGCGCCGTCACCAACCGCGACCGTTGGCAGATTGTCAGCATCACCGCGGACCCCGACGACCCCAAGCGAACCCCGCGCGTGGACATCGCCTGGGCGCGCGACCAGGTGCAGCGCTTCGGCCGGGACAATCCCTGGCTTATGGCCTACGTCCTGGGCTTGTTCCCGCCGTCGTCGTTCAACTCGCTGATCGGCGCATCCGAGGTCGAGGCAGCCCAGGGCCGCCACCTGGAGGCCAAGGACTACGAGTGGGCCGGGCGCGCCATCGGAGTGGACGTGGCCCGATTTGGCGACGACCGCACCACCATCTGGAAGCGCCAGGGGCGCGTGGCCTGGCCGCCCATCGTCATGCAGAACGCCCGCACGGACGAGATCGCCGCCCGCGTGGCCACCGAGGCGGCAGGATGGGCAGATGCCATATTCGTGGACGGCAGCGGCGGCTACGGCGGCGGCGTGGTGGACGCCCTGCGCCATGCCGGGCATGAGCCCATCGAGGTCAGTTTCAGCGGCAGCGCATCGGACCCCAGGTATTTCAACCGCCGGTCCGAAATGTGGTGGCGGATGACCGAGTGGACCAAGGGGGGCGGATGCCTGCCGCCCGATCCCGAGCTGGTGCGCGAGATGGCCGAGCCGACCTACTGGTTGCAGAACGGCAAGCTCCGCCTGGAGGAAAAGGAGCAGATCAAGTCCCGCCTGGGCCGAAGCCCTGACAAGGCCGATGGCTTGGCACTGACCTTCGCTGTTGAGGTGGTCAAGCGCCCCGACCTGATCCTGCCGCGCCGATCCGATGCTGGAGGCCGCGGCGAGTTCGACCCGTTCCGCGACGGCTAGGGCAGACCTCCGCACCAGCCTCGCCGCCGTGGCGCAAGCACAGTGGCCGCATGGACGGCTTTGCGTTTACGCGGGAGGAGATTGCCGCCTTGTGGCCCGAGCTGTTGCCGCTCGCGGTGGACCACTGGCGCGAACTCCATCCCGACGGACCGGCGGCCAACATCAATTCCAGCCTGCTGGAGCAGGCCGACGCTGCGGGAAACTACCGAGTGTTCACCGTTCGCCGCTCAACCGACGAAGCCCTGGTGGGCTATGCTGCGTTCTGGATCGCGCGGCACGCCCACTGCGCCGACCGCGTGGAAGCCGCACAGGACGCGCTCTACATCGTCCCCGAATACCGCCGCGCGCGCCTGGCCCGCTACCTGATCGACCATAGCGACCGCGCCCTGGCCTGTCTGGGGGTCGATGCCGTCACCCAGCGCAGCCCGGTGCGTGGCGACTTCGGTCCGGTGTTGCTGGCCATGGGGTACGAGCCGATCGAAACCACCTGGGAGCGGAGGCTATCCCGTGCAACTTGAGCTGTCCCACGTCATCGCCGTCTGCGCCCTCCTGATCACCTGTATAGGCACCCTTGCCGGGGCAGTGGTCGCGCTGTGGCGCATCTACGACAGGCGTCAAGTGGCCGACCGCAAGGATCTGTCCAGACGGCTCGATGAGCAGGAAGCCCGCATCAAGGCGCTGGAGGACGACCGCGACAAGCGGGCGCAGAAGCACGCCAAGGACCTGGAGGGGTTGAGCGGCAGGTACGACGCCACCACCCAGGAGACCACCAGGGCGCTGCATGACGTGGCGCACATGCTCAAGGATCTGGCACAGGCCCAGAACAAGTCCAACGCGGTCCTGGCCAAGATCCCATGCACCTACCAGCAGGACGGCGAGGTCCCAGCCCCGCACACCTGGGCCGACTGTCCAACCGCGATCATGCGCAAGGAAAAGGGGCAGGCTCATGGGTAAGGCGAGCAGCATCATCAACCACGCCATCCAGGTGACGCGCAGCAACGAGATCCTGCGCCAGGGCGCCATCGCCGCGGCCACGCTCGCCACTGGCGGGCTGGCGTCCGGTCTGGCGACCGGCATGGGCGCCGGCGTTGGGGCCGGTGGAGTCGCCAGCGGCGGAGCGCTCCAGGCCGGGGCCCAGCTCGCCAGCGGACAGGGCCTGGCCAACATCAGCGCAGCCCAGGTCGCCGCCCAGGTGGCAGGCGCCGCGGCCGGCCAGCGCGCCGGCGACCGCCTGCTTCCCGCCCCCGTCCAGGGCGAGCCGGACGCCACCGCCGATCCCGTCCAGGACCAGGCGATGGTCAGCACGCCGGCCGCGGTCAGCGACCCGGTGGCCGCCGAGCGGCGCCGCAAGAAGGTGCTCCAGGGACGCGCCGGCACCATCCTGGCCGGAGGGACGGCGGGGACTTCCCAGCGCCTGGGCGATGCCAGCGGAGGCCAGCGGTCGAACCTGCTGGGACTGTGATGGGAAACGCCGAACGCATAACCGCCGATCGCCAGCTGATCGCACGCCTTGAGGCGGACCGATCGAGCTGGGAAAGCCACTGGCGCGAGCTGGGCGACTACTTCAACCCGCGCGGCTACCGATTCAGCACCTCCGACGCCAATCGAGGCGGGAAGAAGAACGGGAAAATCATCAACAGCGTACCGCCCCGTGCCGCGCGCACGATGGCGGCCGGCCTGTACAGCTGGATCACCACCCCGGCCCGCCCGTGGTTCGATCTGCGCGTTCCCGACAACGACCTGATGGCGCTGCAATCGGTCAAAGAATACCTGGAGGAGTGCAGCCGTCGGCTACGCACCACCTTCGGGTCATCCAATTTCTACAAGGTGGTCCCGGCCATCTTCCGAGACCTGTCGGTCTACGGCACCGCGGCCATGCAGATGGACGAGGACGACGCCGATGTGCTGCGGTGCTACCATTTTCCGATCGGGTCCTACGCCCTGGCATCGAGCGAACGCCAGGTAGTGGACACCTGCGCGCGGCAATTCTCGATGACCGTGCGCCAACTCGCCAACCGGTTCGGAGCGGACCGGCTTCCCGACCACCTTCGGTCCAAGCTGGAAACGGCACCAGAGGACTGGATCGAGGGCGTGCGCCACCTGTGCGGCCCCAATCCCAACCACGTCCCTGGTAGCCCGTTCAAGCAGCACAAGCGCTTCCGCTCGGTCTACCTGCTACCCAGCGGCAGCGGCGAGACCTATCTGTCCGAATCCGGCTACGACGAGTTCCCCGTCATGGCACCGCGCTGGCAGACCACCGGAGAGGACACCTATGGCGAGAGCCCGGCCATGCTCGCCCTGCCGCCGGCCAAGGCGCTGATGGTCTACGAGAAGCGAATCGGCCAGGCGCTGGAAAAGCAGATGAATCCGGCGCTGAAGGGCCCTTCCGACCTGACGCACAACAACGAGGCGCCGCTGCCGGGCGAGTTCATCAAGACCAACAATGCCGACAAGATCGGCAGCGTCTATGCCGCCGACACCTTCCGCGTGGACTACGCCGACGCCAAGGCCCAGCGCATCGAGGCCGAAATCAACGAATGCATGTTCGTCTCGCTGTTCCTGATGCTGATGAACAGCGATCGCCGGCAGATCACAGCCGAGGAGATCCGCGCGCGCCAGGAGGAGAAGATCCTGGCCCTGGGCGATCCCCTGGGCCGGCTCAACGATGAGCTGCTGGGGCCCGCCATCGAGCGCGCATTCGCCATCTGTTCGCGCCGCGGCCTGATGCCCGAACCGCCTGAAGAACTCCGCGGCCAGCGCATCGAGGTCGAGTATGTGTCGGTCCTGCACAAGGTGCAGAAGATGGCCCGCCTTGGCGAGATCGACCGCCTGACCCAGTTCGTGGGCGGCATCGCCGGCGCGTTCCCCGAGGTGCTGGACAAGATCGACGCCGACCAGGCGGTGGACGAGTACGCCGAGAGCCTGGGCGTTCCGCCGTCGATCGTGCGCAGCGACGAGGACGTGGAGGCCAGACGCCAGGCCCGCCGCCAGGCCAACGAGCAGGCCCAGGCTCAGCAGCAGGCCGCCATGGTGGTGCAGGGAGCCAAGGTGATGAGCGAGACGGACACCGGCGGCCGCAACGCCCTCACCGACCTGATGCGGACCAGCACCGGAATCAGCCCGTGAGCGACGAGCGCGACCAGCGCCTGGCGCCCGCCAAGCTGGCGGAGCAGGTGAAGCGCGACGACTACCTGGCGGTGCTCGGCACGCCGGCCGGTCGCCGCCTGCTGGCGCGCATCCTGCGCCGCTGCGCCGTGGCCGCGCCGGTGTTCTCGTCCGATCCACTGGTGATGGCCCACGCCGAGGGCCGCCGGTCCATCGGCATCGCGCTGAGCGACGAGATCCGCGCCCACTCCACCGAACACTGGCGCCAGGTGCGAGACGAGCTCGATAAAGAGTAGGGCAGACCTCCGCACCACATGACCAAAACCGCCCCCGCTAGTGTCGCCGCATGACCGAGCCCGTCGCCACGTCAACGGCCACCGCTGCTCCCGCTGCCGCCCCTGCGGCGCCGGACGCGGCATCGGCCGCCGGTGCAACGGCCCAGGCTCCGGCGCAGGCCGCCGTACCGGCCACCACCCAGAGCACGACCGCCGCGCCTCCCGCACAACCGGGCAACGCGCAGGCGGCGGCCACCGCCACCGCGGCGGCTCCGCTCAAGCTCGCCCTGCCCGAAGGCTCGCCGCTGTCCGAGTCCCACCTGGCCAAGATAAGCGAGATGGCCCAGAAGCAGGGATGGTCCCAGGAAGTCGCCCAGGAAGTGCTGGCCCGCCAGTCGGACGCCATCAAGGAGCACATAGGCAGCCTGGAGAGCGAGCACAAGGCCAACATCGAGGCGTGGAACAAGGAGCTGACCGCCGACAAGGAAATCGGCGGCCAGGCCCTGAGCGCCAACCTCGACGCCGGCCGGCGCGCGCTGGATCAGTTCGGAAGCCCCGAGCTGGTCGAAGCCCTGCGCGCCTCCGGCTACAACGCATTCCCGCCGCTGGTGAAGATGCTGGTCAAGATCGGCCGCGCGATGGCCGAGGACCGCATCGCCCCTGGCGGCTCCGGCGACGCCCGCACCGCCGCGCAGCGTCTCTACCCGTCGATGGCCAACCCCTGACCCACTGACCACCTCTTTCCATAAGCCGGTCCTTGCGGGCCGCAGGAGTCTCCCATGGCGCTCTCCGCCGCCAATCCCACCCTGATCGACCTCGCCAACCTCACCATGCCCAATGGTGCCCTGGCTAAGGACATCGTCGAGCTTCTCGGCCAGAACAACCAGATCTGGGACGAGGCCACCATCATCGAGGGCAACGACGGCGCCGGCCACAAGTCGGCCACCCGCACCGGCCTTCCGTCCGGCACCTGGCGCAAGCTCTACGGCGGCGTGGCCGAGACCAAGGCAAAGACCGCCCTGGTGCGCGACAGCGCCGGCATGCTGGAACAGTACGCCACTATCGACGCCTCGCTCGCAAAGCTGGCCGGCGGGTCGGCCGCCTGGCGCATGACCCAGGAGAGCGCCCACCGCGAGGCGATGAACCAGGATGTCGCCTCGACCTTCATCTACGGCGACACCGACATCTACCCCGAGCGCTTCCACGGACTGGTTCCGCGCTTCAACAGCACCACCGCCGACAACGGGTCGAACGTCATCAAGGGGTCGTCCAACGACACCGACAACACCTCAATCTACATCGTCGGTTGGCACCCAACCACCTGCCATTTCTTCTTCCCCAATGGCAGCGCGGGCGGCCTCGACATGCGCGACCTGGGCGAGCAGACCGTCTACGACGCCAGCGGCAACCCGTTCCAGGCCATCCGCACCCACTACAAGTGGGACATCGGTCTGGCCGTGCCCGACTGGCGCTACGTGGTGCGCATCTGCAACATCGAGGTGAGCGACCTGGTCAAGAACGCGGCCAGCGGCGACGACCTGGTGGATCTGCTGATCCAGGGCGTCGAGCGCATGCCGACCGACTTCCGCCGCACCCGCCCCGCGATCTACGTCAACCAGACCATCAGCTCGTACCTGCGCCGCCAGATCAGCAACAAGAGCAACGTGCTCCTGTCGCTCGACCAGGTCGGCGGAAAGTCGGTGATGAACTTCGACGGCATCCCGATCCGGCGCCTCGACAAGATCACCAACGCCGAGTCGGCGGTGACCTGATCAACCCACAGCACACCGAGACCACGCCATGATCATCGACGCCCGCACCGAGCTTGCCAACGCGCAGGCCCACACCGACACCGCCCTGTCTAGCATCATCGACCTGGGCGCCTCGCCCACCCTCAAGGACATCAGCAACGGCAAGCCGTTGTACGTGGTCATCGAGGTGGACACCGCGTACACCCGCGCGGCCGGCGCCCTGACCATCACCTGGACCCTGGAGTCCGACAGCACCGAGAACCTGGCCACCTCCGCCACGGTCCACGGCAGCACCGGCGCCATCGCCAAGGCCTCGCTGGTGGCCGGATACAAGACCATCATCGCCATCCCGCCCGGCCGCACGGTCGAACGCTACCTGGGTCTGCGCGCCACCGCCTCTGCAGCCTTCGACGCGGGCGCCTTCTCGGCCTTCGTCACCAGCGAGCCGCAGGCGTGGACCGCCTACCCGGCCGGAAACTGATAGGGGACAGCCATGGCCACGCGCCGCGCCCGCGCCACTGCGCCGGGCTACTACGACACCAAGGGCGACGGGCACCCCCGCGAGATCCACATCGGGCAGGAGTTCGATCTGCCCGAGACCACCAAGCAGGGCCGCTGGTGGGTGTGGGTGGCGGCGCCCGTCGCCAAGCCGGCCGATCCGCCCAAGGGCGGCGGCAAGGGCTGATCCACGAAGCAACCTGACACCGGCGCCCCAGTGGCGCCGGTAGTCGCAAAGGGACCATCATGGCCACCGTACTCCACACCAAGCTTGCGCCAGGCGTCGGAGGCGAATGGGACGGGGTGTTCCGCTACCAGTGGACCCTCGCCGCCGGCGACGATGGCTCCCCTGTCGTGCTGCCGCGCCACGCCGACCGATCGGTGCAAGTGACCGGCGTGTTCGACGGCGGAAGCCTGCGCATCGAGGGTAGCCTCGACAACGACACCTTCGCCCCCGTGACCGATCCGCAGGGGAACGACATCGCCATCACCGCCTACCCGGCCGGCTACTCGTCCAAGATCGAAGCCGTCAGCGAGGCCACCGTCGCCATCCGCCCGCGGGTGGTCGGAGGCGGCGGATCGACCGCCCTGACCATCACCGTGTTCTGCCGGAGCTGACCCATGCCCGCCCCCGTGTCCAAGCGCCTGCGCGAGTTCGCCACCATGCTGGAGGCCGTCACCGAGGCGGTCGCCGTGCTGGACCGGGTGAACACCCTGGAGCAGTACGAGCAGGAACACAACCAGCGCCTGGCCGACCTCAAGCAGGAGTCGGAGGCAGCCGCCGCCGGGCTCGCCCGCATGCAGGACGGTATCGCCGCCGCCAAGGCGAACGCCGCCAGCATCGAGAGCGCAGCCAAGACCGCGGCCGACGCCATCCTGGCCAGCGCGCGCACCGAGGCCGACAAGATCGCCGCCGCCGCCCAGGACGAGGCCAAGAAGGCCAAGGCCAAGGAGAACGCCAGCGAGGCGGCCGAGCGCAAGGCCAAGGCCGGACTGGCCGATCTGGAGGCCAAGGCCAGCGCCATCAGCGCCGAGCTGGAGAAGGCGCGCGCCGTCATCGCCAAGGCCGAGGCCATCAAGCAGGCCATGGGGGGTTGATCCGTGGCCGAGTCGTCGCCCATCAAGGACGCCAACAACGATGTCGTCCAGGTGGCTGCCGACACGGTCACCATCAACGGCGAGACTGTCACCGCGCAGCGGGTGAAGCAGGGGTACGGCGCCGACGGCGAATACGCCGACATGGACGAGAAGCCGGTCACCGAGGCGTCCCTGCACCTGCTTCTGCGAGCGCTCGGAGCACTCATCAGCCGTCTTCCCCTTCCTACCGCCGCGCAGGAGGTGCGTTGCCGCATGGAATCCGCGGCCAACGCAGCCGTGAACATCAGCCAATGGGGCGGGCAGACCGCCGCAATCGGAGCAGGTGCGGCTGGCAACGGCGTGCCGCGCATGACCCCCAGCAACGACACCGCGGCCGGATCGCCGCATATCTACGCCTTCCACGGATCGCTGGACACCCGCAACTTCCGCAACCGCATCGTGACCTGAGGACCGCATGGCCTTCGACACCAGCAAGCTCCAGAAGATCCTCGATCTGCCGACCTTCGACTGGGAATCGCTCAACCCGATTCCAGCCGCGTCGGCTGCTGGGAGCTTCGTGCGCTCGCAGAACGTGGACTCCTACAACATTCGCGCAAACTTCTTCGCCTGCAACGCCACCAGCTCGATCTGGTTCTACTGCCCCGAGACTGACACCTGCCAGCTTCTGCCGGCATCTGGCATCAGCGGCACATTCGCCGCTGGCGCCTGCGGCCGCGCGCGCCCCTTCGGTCCGAGTGGCACCGCGACCGCCGGCACCAGCACCACCATTACCACGAACCAGAACATCACCCGCGACCTGCGCGGGATGTTCATCCGCATCACCGGCGGTCCTGGCGCCGGCGACGTGCGCAAGATCGCCAGCAACACCATTGGCTCCAACTCGGTCATCACCGTCACCGCCGCCTTCTCGGCCACCATCACCACCTCCAGCACCTACCAGTTGCTAACCCCGCGCCTGTTCCTGTTCAACCCGCACACGGCCAGCCCGTGGGCCTACTTCCGCTACTACGATTGGGCGCTGAACACCTGGTCGGCCGATCTGAGCATCGCCGGCATGTCCCTGGCGGCGGCCTGGGGCACCGACGCGCAGATGGCTGGCACCGCCTCCATCTTCGGCAACCAGCTCGACAGCAGCAACCGCAAGGTCTTCGGTTCGGCCACCACCACCGTCCTGACGCTGACCAGCGGCGCGCTGTGGACCGTTAACCAGTGGACCGGAGGCGTCATCACCATCGTGGCTGGCACCGGCTCCGGGCAGGTGCGCACCATCGCCAGCAACACCGCGTCGACGCTCACCGTCGACACCGCGTGGGGCGTCACTCCCGACGCCACCAGCGAGTACATCATCGATAAGGCGTTTGAGTCGAGCCGCGGCAAGACCTTCGGCAGCGCCACCACCACCGTGCTCACCCTATCGGCCGGGACGAGTTGGGCCACCAACCAGTGGGCCAACAGCCAGATCCGCATCCTGTCCGGCACCGGTGCCGGGCAGGTGCGCAGCGTCGCCAGCAACACCGGGACTACTCTGACGGTGTCGGCTGCGTGGACCACCACGCCCGACGCCACCAGCGTATGGCTGATCGAGGGCAACGACGACTACCTGTACATGACGGGGAACAACGCCACGACGTTCTACCGCTATACGGTCAGCGCCAACACCTGGACCACGCTCACCGCCCGCGGTGGAGCCGCGGTTGCCGGGTGTTCGCTCAATTGGGTCTACAACGTCAGCGACTCGACGTGGACCGCCCCGAACGCGATCAAGAACGGGCGCTATCTCTACTCGTTCCGCGGCGGCGCCACCACGATGGACATCTACGACATCGCGGCGGGAACGTGGTCCAGCGCCATCGCTTACGGCGGCAGCGGCGAGACCTTCGGCACCGGCACCACCTACGAGTACGACGACCGCGACAACCTAATCATCGCCACCGCCGGGAGCGCGTCGCTGCCTGCCCGACTGCTGCGCTTCGACTTCATCAAGACGGCCATGTTCCCCATGGGAACCGTTCCGCGCATCCAGGGAACCGCGGTGGTAGGCGACAAGCTGTTCAACGTGCCGTTCTATGCCGACACCGGCAAGCGGATCGACTACATTTACCACTGGCGCAACAGCGGGCAGGAGCTGTGCCGCGCGCCCATCTGGTACGTGTACTGATGCTCCTGCTGATCAACTGGCGCTGGAACGAGCCGGGCGGCTATGGCTCCGCCGGTTCGTCGGTCCTGCTGCTCTGGCGCCGCCGCAACCGCCGCTAGGGCAGACCTCCGCCCCGCCCGGCCACCACCACCCGGCTAGGCTCGCTCCATGGCCCTGTCCATCGTCCAGATTTGCAACCTGGCGTTGGCGCGCATCGGCGTCACCGACGGGATTGCCGCCCTCTCCGACAACACCGCCGAGGCTCGCGCCTGCCTGCTGGCCTACGAGCCATGCCGGGACGACCTGATCGGGTCCTACGACTGGCCCTTCGCCCGGCGATCG